TACCGCTCCATTTGGATTGACTCTTCCGTAAATCCTGTCCCCCTCAACGGACTTCAGCCATGCCTCTCGACCTTCAGCTAACTGCCCAAGCCTCTTTGATACAGTCAAGTAGGTCACGAGAGTCTGCGCTTCCTCAAACTTCAGGGCGTTCAGAATGGACTCATCAATCTTGGGCTTACCCTCACCAGTGAAGTGCTTGGGTTCCCAGCCATACTTACGGATCAGTTGCTGGGCTATCTGGTCACGACTGCCAGGGTTAAAGGGTATCTGCTTAACCCTCATTGGCCCCTTTGTAATAGCTGCGTCCTTAAACCCAGCCTTCTTCGCGGCACCTTTGGTTGGGTACTGCTCCCCTCCTGCCTCCCAGTATTGCGGAGTCTTCATTGGAATCTCTGCCGCTGGGAATATCTTCTGCAAGTCAGACTCCAGCTCTGCCTTACGATCTAAAAGGTCGGCGTGGAGATTCTTTGCAGCCTTCACATTAAAACGGAAGCCATGAATCTCCTGTTGCCGAATGATAGCAGCAAAGTCATGCTCCAGAACTACCGACTTTTCCGAGGGCTGTTCCCTCTCTATGGCCTGAAACAAACGATGAGTTACTAATGTGTCTTGGACGCAGTAGTCAACCATAGGTTGTGACCACTCATCAAATGCTTCAGGTGTATCAACACCATAGCTGCCCTTATGCTCACCAAGTCTATGGCCCCAAGCCTCCAAGCTGTGCATACCAATGAGATGTCGCGGAAACTCCCGCCGTTTGAAGTCATCGTTCTTCGTGTCAGGCCAGATAAGACGAGCCATTGTGAGTGTATCACGAATGCAACCCTGCGGGTTAAAGTCTGGATAGAACAGCTGCAAAGCAGGTATGTCAAAGCGCGTCAAGTTATGACCAACGATCATGTCAGCCATCTCAATCTCTAAAAGCCCTAAGCGAATATCTCCAGAGTGTGAGTTGTAGACTCGCACCGTATCCCCAGACCTGACCACCAGGCAATGGATCTTCTTTAGATCAGACAAGTCTCGCCAGTCTGCAATCCAATTTGTCTCGATGTCAACTACTACTGTGTGCATCCAAATCTCCTTCATCATCCAAAATGTTCCGTACCCTCTTTATCAGGTACGCAGGTGTCTGCTCTCCAACCCAAGCTCCAAGGATGTTGCGGTCTGAGAACTTAATAGCTTCTCCGTGTGACATGCCCTGGTCCATAAGTATTTCCAAGACCTTCTCATAGTCGTAGACGACAAAGCACTTGTTGAACTGCTGTGCAATACCAAGCAACGCTTCCTCAAAGCCTGTTGCAAAAGTAACCTCATGTAGTTCAGCCATGTCCTCAAAGAAGTCGCTGTCCTCGCCGTCACCGTAATCATCATCATCATTTTTCAACTGGCGGCTCCGTCTGAGCGTCAAACTCTTCAGCTAAACCAGAAGTCAACGTGTCAAGAGACAGACGTATCTTCGCCCAGTAATAATCGGTTGAGGCGCGACGATGGCCGTTCGGACCGCCATTGTGGATTCGAGCAAGAGTCTCGTAAGAATCATCAGGTGCATACTTATCCCAGTAAGCCATCATCACCAACTGCGAGTAGTAGTCACCCCTGACATTTTGATAAGTACCACCAAGCTCTGGCATGTGGGCGAGAGCATCCTCCCAATACGCCTCGCTGATTTGGAACGGCCCCAAAGAAGCACCTCCATCTCCAATAGCGTTGGTTGGATCTTTGTGTCCACCTGTCTCTACTGCCCTTATAGCCCTAAAAAGGGATTGGGGTTGTCTCATCCACATTGGCTTCTCCTTCGCTTTCTCTGAGTCGTCCTGTTGCTGGGTCGTAGATGAGTTGGCAAGCCTTGCCAGTCTCTCCTGTGAATCTGTTCTTAAGGACACGGATCGTGGTGATGTTTGCTGCACCTGATTCATCTTGTTGGTTTCGCTCCAAACCGAAAACCATATCAGACAACTGAGCGATACTGTGACTGCCCCTAAGATGGCCCAATGAGGTTTCACGGCCTTCTTCATGGCCTCTCCCTTCTGGTCTTTTTAAGTGTGATACAAGAAACAAGGAACACTTCAGTTCCTCCACCAAGGATCGGAGCTGAGTCATAAGGAAGTCGATAGCCCTTCGCTCGTCCTGGTTTGTCCGAAGGTCCAGAGCAATAGCTAAGTGGTCAAGTACAATGTGTGTGCTACCCATACCCTTGACCATGTAACGGATCTTGGAAAGCAAGTTGGATGAATCAAGAGAACCCCAGTGATCGTAAAGAGCTAAACGGCCATGAGAAATAGCAGCATCGAACGCTGCCCTTAAACCATCCTCATCTACATCCCACTTATGTGGAGGCTTATTGATGTGGATACCCATGAAACCTTTAGCTGTCTTCTCAACTGACTCCTCCAATGCGATGTAACCAACGTGTTGTTCGTGAGCCATAAGCCAGTGAGCAAGCTCACGACATACCAATGACTTCCCCGTACCTGTGCCAGCCGTCAGTGTAACCAGTTCACCCAAACGTATGCCATGAGCTAAGTCATTCAGTCCAGCCCAAGGATATGGAATAGAATCTACAGCCGTATCCGCTGCAACCCTATCCCACAACTCTTCACCAGCAACAACTCCGTCAGGTCGGAAACACTTCGCTTCATACACCGCGCTGACGATAGCCTTCACGTTGCCTTGCCTTAACAGGTCATTCGCATCCTTGGCTGGGATACCCCGCACCACCTTAGCCTTGCCTGGTGTTAGCAGGAGAGCGCATTCGTTAGCAGCCTCACGCCCTGGTCCGTCCTCATCGAAGAAGAACACCACCGTCTCAAATCCCTCAAGCCATTGAAGAGATTGGGTGACTGCTTTCGCAGCCGATTTTGACCCATGTGCTATAGATACAACAGGCCAACGGTTACCGAATGCTTGGGAAACGGAGAGGCAATCAAGTTCCCCTTCTGTAATAGTTACCATCTTGCCGCCATCACGGAACAGATGCTCACCGAAAAGACCGACAGCCTTACCTATCATCCGAAAGTCTTTACCTTGAAAGCGTAGCTTCTGCCCTACCAGTCGGCCCTTCGCATCACGGTAAGGTGCAATGTGACACGGCTTCCCCATAGACTCGCCAACCTGATAGCCATACTTGGAGCATGTCTCTTCTGTTATCCCTCGCGCCTTAAGTGGCGTAACCTCGCCATCAATAAATCTGGCATCCGTCTGTGCTTGCATCCTCGGCTTATCCTCCCCGTCTGCTGACTCATAGTAACCGCAACCAAAACAGTAACCGTGATTGTCTGAGAACCTGCCGAGGTTATCCTTCGAGCCACACTCAGGGCAGGGTTCATGGCGTAAAAATTGTGACGATGATTCTTGGATTGTTGCTGTCATCAAACATCTTTCTTGCAGTTAACTTCGTGATCTGGTCATCGTCTACAAACAGGTGCCCATTGCAGGAATCTAAAACAGCCTTGCAATAGTTGTCAATGTCTCCTCGTGGTGCAGTTCGCTTGGTCGTTTTCGGGCGGCGGCAGTAGAATTCAAGGTGAACAGCAACCTCTGTTTTTATTGGTTCACCTAATTCCATTCCCTCAAGTACCGCCTCCGCATCCTTACGAAATTGTGTGTACCTTTTGCCGTAATACACACCCCAGCGAGTCACCCTTGGGCGGCTTGCGGGTACAGGCTCCACGAGGAGAACAAATTTAGAAATCGAAGTCATTGGCTGGTTCTTCAGGTGTCTCTTCAGACTTCACTATCCCGACGAACCCTTCCTCTTCTTCAAAGCCGAACTCAGATGCGCTGTTACCACCACCGAATTCAACAAGGTCAAGTACCTGAACGATCTTCAAGCGCAGACTCATGCCAACACCCATGCTTGGGACAAACCAAACGTATGGTTCAAACCCAACACGCAACGTGGATCCCCCTCCTACGTTTGCAACGATTGGGTTGCGCTTTGAGTCGATGATCTGAATTCTATTCTCAATCATCTTGCCTTCATACTTGTAGGCAGCATTGTTCTTGAACTTGAATTCAGTGAGGCCAGTAGGCTCACCCTGGTCATCCATATAAGCTGACCAAGGCATCGGCCCCTCCTTCA